GATTGTCCATCTTCGTACTATTTTCAGGTATGTACTCATGTTTAACACAATAAATAGGATGAAAAGGATCGTTGTATTCTTCAAACAATTCACAGATATCACTCCTTGGATACATGTCACAGTCCATATACAAAGCCCATCCTTGATACATGTTCAAGGCAGGAACCAAGAAACGACTAAAAGAAAAATCAGAAGAGAAAGGTTTACCATCAATCTTATCAATCTTTTGTCCTTTGATATCTGTATACTCTCGACTATACATTCCAATCTTTTCAAGAATATCTTTACGCAAAGGAAAAACATTTACAGGGTTCTTGGCAATACGTTCTAAGTTCCATTTAAGAATTTCATATGCTATCTCCTCTTTAGGATCATAGCCTACATAAATATTATATGTCTGTGTCATACTTACTCCTCAATCTTAAATGTTTTAGGTTGTTGTTCTTCTGGAACTTCTATCTTAATAATGATAGATAAGATACCATTATTTAATAATACGTTATCTACTCTAGCATGTTCATTTAATGCAAAAGTTTTTGTAAATACGCGAGAAGCTATATTTTTTACCAAGTATTCTGTAGTATCTTCTTCTTTTGCCTCGCCTCTAATTGTTAAGATAGTATCTTTTTGAGTTACCTCAATGTCTTTTGAAGTAAATCCAGCAAGAGCTATAGAAATTTCATAACTTGTACTGTCTTTTTTTGAAACATTAAAAGGAGGGTATGAATTGTTCTGACTTCTGTATTTATGACTAGTCATTATTTTACGAAGAAGTTGATCATATCCTACAGAGTATTCAAAGAAATCATTCCATACATGGGAAGGTAGATTAGGTGCAGTTGTAAACATATTTTTCTCCTTATGAGCAAGATTATAAAGAACCTTAAAGCATTCTTTATTTAAGTAGATGAAGTATACCACAGTTACTTTTATAAGTCAACTGTTTATTTGGCACTCTCAGCAGGACTCGAACCTGCAACCTACAGATTAGAAGTCTGTTGCTCTATCCAGTTGAGCTATGAGAGTTTTATCAGTTGTTCCCAAGACACAGGAAAAAGATGTGAACACTCTACATCTATCAGAGATGCAATGTCTCTAGTCTCCTCTTGTACATCTTCCTTAATTCTAAGAGAACACATCCTGCTAAACGCCATGAGACTGCCTGTCCAGTACCACTCAGTAAACATGCTCTGGGGAAGCACCATACGTGCCATCTCAGGTGCGACCCCTTTCCTAAGTAGTTCATCGTAGGTCCACATACATCTCCTTATGGCTTGTTCATAGTCGCTCAGAAGAGATGGACCTGTACCTGTGGAAGGGTTAATGTTTATCTCCTCTTCAGAACTTCCCTGCTTCTTATCAGTGGGTCTACCTCTCCAGTACTCAGGGTAGTAGAACTCAGGTTGACTATCCACATATCTTCTACTCACCTCGTTCCATACCAGACCCACCTGATGTTTACCCAGTTGTCTAGCCACAAAGATAGGTGCCTTGATCCTGAAAGACACAGAGCAATGACCAAAAGGAGTCCAATGATTGTGTTTGGCAAGGTACTTGATCAGCTTCTCATCTGATTCTTTTAACAGATTACTAACAGGTCCAGCAGGAGTGATGCTCTCCCATTCAGATTCCTTGGAGAAGGAAACTCTAGCAGCATTTACCACTGAAAGGTCTGAACCCATATGATCTATTAGTGTTACTTCCATGTTAAGCATCCTCCACATATGGTATTAACAATTGCTGTTCCTATGATGTAAGATAGATAAAGAGATAGTACTATTGTTAGTATAGTAACTAACCAATCTCTACCTTTCATTCGCCACACACCAAACGTGGTATGACCACTCCAAAGTCATCTGTAAACCCTGAATCAGGATAATCTTCTATAGGTTTATCCAAAGTATCACCCATATAATGTAGCAATAGATCAATAGCTTCATGTATATTAGAATCACCTTTGGGCACAGTATCTTTATATTCTTGTAAGTAAAAAGAAGTTAATGTATTTTTCATTTATGCTCCTATGTCTACGATTTCACATACTCCACCTGCACAGGCAAGCTCTTGTGATCCAGTGGTTGTATCGCCTTTCTCATAGTTAGCTAACTCATACCAATTTATAGCAGGTGGCATCTTTTCTGTCAAGTCTTTAAAAGTTTCTTTATCTATGTCTTGATAAGGAGCTTGCTTATAAGAATGATCAGAGAAAGGAAGGAAAGATATACCAGATAAAGAATTAAAGTGTTCCCAACACCAGGCACCTACCTCTAGCCATTCATGTTCCTGAACAGAAATAGTAACAGAAGGCTTATGTTCACAGTAGTTGTCTGCAATCTTGAGCCAGAGTTCTAGTTGTGCTAATGCTCCCATGTCATACCTACACACTGCACTGTCTGGACTCTTCATGGGAAAGGAGAACACAGTTACATTATCAGGTGCTGTAAAGTCAGGCTCTGATGGTACACCTTTATCTTGGAGAAACATTGTCAGAGGGTCTTTATTATCTCCTCTGACTGTCCTGATGTAGTAAGGATTATGTCTGGCATGAATACCAGAGGCAGCATCAACAAGTTGTGACACAGTACCAGAAGGTTTAACACATGTAACAGCAGTACTCTGATTGATACCTAGCTTCTCTGCCATCTTCTTGTTAGTCTTAATAGCCACATCCCTTAGTTGTTGAAGAGCCTCTGGAGAAGCATCATAGACAGCAGGACAATCCATGATACCTGTCAGAGATACACCAAGTAACCTTTCCTCTTCTGTAGTATTCTTCCAACGCTTACGAATATATCCAAAGTCTGTAAGAGTAGATTGAAATGTACCCAGGATAGTAGCCAGTTTAATTTTGTTCTTGAGTGTATCCATAGTATCATCTACTCTACAGATAACCTCTGATAGATTACAAAACTGATAAGGTCTCAGGATAATTTCACAACAAGGGTTAGTACCAAACTCTATGTCACCATCACGCCTTCCATTAGATGCTGCTTTGACCTGTGCAGAGGCGCGATTAAAGATACCTCGCTCACCACTCTTGCTTTCATAAAGGGAAAGCCATTCCTTCATAAAGATGCCCATGTCAGGGCGCTCTGTGTAGCAGACAGAGTTGTTAGACAAAGCACGTTGTTGGTTGTCCACCCACCACTCACCACTCTTAGCCATACGCATACGCTCATCAGTAAGGTTAGAGAGTGAGATCAAAGCAGACCTTCTGACTCCTCCTACCACTACTACCTGACCTACCTTGCACATAATATCATGACACTCAATAGAGGTAAGCTTACGTCCCTTGGCTTTCCTAAAAGTCTGGATGGTGAAATCAAACAGTTCTTCCAGAGGAGCAGGACCAGAGGCTCTACCACCAAACACCTTGAGCCTTGCACCAGCAGGACGTATCTTACTGGTGTCTATCTTGGGTATACGATTGGTGTACAGGAGGGAGATAAGATCACGTAGACCTCTGGCCCAACCTTCCTTGGAATCAGCAACAGAGATAACATCGTCTGTGTTTTCAAAGTATTGATCAGGAATAGTAGGAAGCTTATTGATGTACTGTCGTTCAACAGAGAAGCCTACACCTGTACCATTCATCAAGATATAGAGACACTCATCAAAAGAACGAGGGGAATCGATAGGCAGATAAGAACAGTTGTATCCTGAGATATGCTCACGCTCCAAGGCAGGACCAGCAGTCATCAATGCTCTCATAGAACCCAGTACTTCTAGGTTCAACATACCTCTGCGAATGTCAGCTAACTCTACACCAAAGAGAGAGTAGTCGTAATTCTCTTTCAAATGATCTACCATAAAAGAAAGATACCTATCAATGGTTTCTTCCCATGACTCTCTGCGTTCCTGATCATCAAGCCAACGAGAGTATCGCGACATGTGTATAAAGGATTGATAGTTTGTAGGTAAAGTAATCTCGTTCATCCAGGTTCTCCTCTATATTTTTTCTATTAGTTTCTCTATATACCATTTGGCTTTTTGCAAATCTTCTTTGGGTTTGCTTTTATGTTTATATCTTAGTAGATACTTTGATACGTTTCCTTTAAGATATCCTAAGAACTCTTCTTCAGTCATGGACATTTCTAAAATATCAATTGCCTCTACACCTTGCATCCTATAATGCTTGGGACTATTAACCATATCAGTTTTCTCTGTTGAAGAAAGAATTGATTTCTTTCCTGACATTACTTATATCCTTTCTTTGTAATACTTTTGTTGCTACAGAACGCATAGCCATAGGATTTATACCAGCTATGTCACACACATATTCAAAGTTTTCACAAGTAACTCCAGATGTAGCAAAGAACCAGGAACGTGCAGCTAGACGATCTACTTTGATACTACTAGGCTCTACACTTGTAGAAGGTTTACTAACATCTAACAAAGCTCTAAGAATAACACCCATAAATAATGAATGGTACTCATTGTTAGGAGTACCTGTAAAAATAGATTCATTGCTAATAGATGTTAAAGTGTTCATTATATTTTTATAATTCTGATTCATAGCTTTCTACTGGCCTATACCATTTACCTCCTACATAGTTATTATAAAATGCTGGCTCATCTGTTCCTTCCAGAACAGCAGCTAAAACATTATAC